CCTGGCGGCGACCATCCCGTGATCTGTCGCTATGTTAATTGTTTCCCAAGCTTCTTTGCTAAGCTGGTCAAATTCTTCTAAAGCCCTTATCGTATTAAACTGTACTCTTTCTAAAAAATATGGATCTTCGTCAGCTTTGTTGTTTAAGATTATTTTATATTCTTCAATATATTCTTTCACGTCAGCAACCGGCAGGGTCATCAGCGCAGCTATTTCATTTTTAGAATAACCTTTTATATGTAAAAGGCCGACTTCTTCAATGTCTTTAATTTTATCTAAAATTGATTTTTTTTTAGAAACTTCTATATCAGACATAGGCACTCTCAATGAATAATTTAATCTTCATCATCGGATTTCCTAAAAGCAATTTGGCCGCCAACTTCAGATGCTTCATGCGCTAAAGATTCTAGTGTCATCCCATGTTCTTTAACATAATGAACTCGGTAATTAAACCAACCCTGGACTGCTTTCCACATTTTATCATCAGTAACTTTTTCAAGCTCTATCATTTCTTCAACGCTAAGCAAGAAGCTTAAAACGCCTAAAGGCATGTACACAACTGTATCAAAAGACTTGTCTTTACCTTTAGCGAACTTCTTCAATAAGTTTTGAAATTGGAAAACTAAATCTTTGATAGGCTGCCCTGAGTAAAAATCTATATTGCCGTAGGCATTTCTTTCACGAGGGCAGTATTCATCAACTCCAGTGATCGTCCCAAAAGAACGACATACTAATGGCCTATAGCCATAAATAGTGCACCCACCTTTGTAAAAGGCACAATGGCGTTTAGTCTCGCCTCCCCACACCCAATCAGGGTCACTGAGAGCGTGTATGAGCGCTTCTTTAACAGAATTGAACCATTCATCAGCAAAATCCTTACCTTTACTTTCAAGATTCAAATAGTACTCTTTGTTTAAATTAAAAGCTATACTGGCACATTCCATCATCGGCAAAATCAAACCAATCGTGCAGCACTTACCAGAACCCAGACATTTAAATTTTGTACGGTTCTGCTTTGCTTCAAGTACACGAACTTGATTGTAAACCATATCAAGCTCAGTAAAAAGATGTATATCTCCTAAACCAACCGCCCTACTCATTTTCCACCCATATTTTTCTTTCTAGCCATGTTCATTTTCCTTTGCTCTCTCTTTCTTAATTCTACCATCTTTTGCATAGGCGATTGAGGTCTTCTAGTCGCTGCACCTTTATTAAGATTGCGGCCTTTACCTCTAAACTTTAACAAATCGTATTTCTTGCACCAGTTGTACAAAGCCTGGGGAGTAATCGTAATATTGTAAGTTTGCTCTAACAGCTTAACAATGTCAGTCAAGTTCATCCGCTTCTTAACATAATGCTCATAAAGCCAAGTCTTATCTTTGTATGGATCTAAAGTCATTTTTTACCCACCATCAAATGATACCACAATGCAATACCGATTGCGTCTACTATGTCATCATCATTTATATTCTCAACCGGGAAGTATCTTAAGACTATCTTGTTGACACGATCTTTTCTTTCTTTTTTCTTTTTAGATTCAAAAGAGCCCTTGCTTGTATCATTTTGCAATCTCTCTTTATCGTGCTTAGATATGTTGACATAACCAATCCCTCTTTTCCAAAGCATAGGGTTGATGTCAATAACCTTACCGCAGTGCCTAGATACAACGCCCCATGTGTATCCGATTATGTAAGATATAATTCTGCTTGTTTGAAAATTTTGAATATAAACAGATTGTTCAATAATTGCAACAGATGGCTTATGTTTCAAACAGACATCAGTAAGTCCGGAAAATATTTGATCAAACTTTATTGATATATCCAAAGTCTTAGTCAATGAAATTTTCCCATAAGCAACTAATTCTGCTTTGTTTACATCAACAACAGCCCATCCTAATGAGTGTGATGATGGGTCTATTGCTAATATCCTTCCTGGGTCTTGGGATGAGACAATATTTTTTATGCTCATTATCGGTATTCTTCGTTGAGCTTTTCTTCATCCCAACCCCAACCGGCGAGCCTTTTGATAAATCTTTTCTGTTTACACAATTCACAAATATTTTCTTTATTGTAAGATGACAAAACTGTTGTGCAAATTTTTGTAGCACAAGTCCTTGGCTTATTCTTATTAATCTTTTTATCATGGTAAGCTTTTAATAACTTATCATTAGTTACAATCCTTCTGCACTCAGCACAACAATAAACACTATTGTATACCTTTGCGACAAAAGTTTTAGAACATTGGATATTCTTGCAAACTCTTTTCTCCTGCGTCATTATCACCAGACCAACAAAGAGAGCGCACATTACAAGATTGACAATGTTTAGATGTAATCTTGTACGGCCTCTCAGGGATAATTTTTTGGACATATTGTCCATATATTTCCCTATATTTCTTAAAAAGTTTATCTATAAAAACTTGGTCTTTTTCTATATATATTGGTAACAATTCTTGATTATTTTTATTTTCATATATAACAAAACCGCCATCAAGATTTAAACATTCCATGTATATCTGTGCTTGCCTGTAATGATCATCTTTTGGCTTTTTATAAATTTGCCTATAGTGAAAACCTTCTGAACTAATTGATTTTAATTCAATAAGCTTTTCACCATACCAATTAATTATACCATCTGCTGTGCCCTCAATTGGCGGAGATGAGTGTTCTACCTTGATTTCTTCGGCTATGAGTATACCCATATCTCTAAAATACTTGTATAATCTGTCGTGGACAGCGTGCCCATTATCAAATATTCTATAAGTTTGTGGTCTGAAATCAGTCTCAACCATCGCACCCTCAAACATATAGTACCAATATCTCTTGCATTGGTTTGTATAACTTGGGTGAAACCCTTTTACTTGTTTAAAAGAAGTTTCATTTCTTAATGATAAAAACTCATCAACCGCTTCGGCAAGTTTTGTTTCTAAATCAGTATTTGATATACCATCATCAGGAACCTTTTCTAAATTTTCTTCCTTCTTAACTCTTAATGCTTTTAGTGCTTTCATTGGTTATAACCACCTTTTCCCGCAAGTTTTAATGCGTTTATGTTCTCTCCTAGCGCTTCGTACATTGTTTTCCATATATCATTAACGAATTTATCCTGCTCACCCATTACAGCTGATTTTCTTTTAAAAACTTGTGATTTAACAATCATCAAAGTTCTGTATGCAGCTAATGTATTTGCCGACTTAATAGCTTGCATACCAAGATATTGATCCGGATTCTGGATTATATCCTCAACAATGCGAATGCATTCAAGAAATTCTTCTGCCTTATCGCCCATCAAGGACTGGATAATTTCTTTACTTACAATAATATCGGCCATTTATAGATCCTTTCTTAAGTCTTCTGTGACAACCATAGCTTGCTTTACATATATTTTTTGAATTCCAAAAAAATACTTATAAAAATAAATTCCAAAGTAAACACCGTCATCCCAATTAACACTTACACCAAATGCTCTCCACCAGGAAAGTTTGTCGCAAAAGAAACTGTATTTTCTTACTTCACTCATATTCGCTCCCTTCAATTAGCTCTTTAAATACATCCCAGTCTATAATAGCAACTTTGGATTCAGAATCCTCTCCCAAGACAACAGAAATACAAGGGTATTTATAATTAGAGTTCCAAGCATCCTTTCTCATCTTTTTCCAGTTTGTAAGATTCAAAGTAAAGCTCTTCCCGTTATGCTTATAATCAACTAAAAACTTATTCAAAGAAGCATCGCCTTTTTTTAAACCACGGCCAGAGTTCTTTACAGCTTTAGCTTTATCTTTTTTTATCTCTTCCTGTTCGGTTCTTTTCACTTCTTGATTGCCTTTTCCAACTCCAAGACTTCTTTATCGGAAAGATCAATGCTTGACAAACCATTCCATTTACTTTCTTTGTACGAATACCAAGCACCTTTGCGCTGGATAATATCCATATCAATTGCAATATCAATCAATTCTCGTTTAGTGTCTATTTGACCCTGCTGGGGAAGAACATAATAATAACCAGTGCTGCCAATTGTTGGGCATTGTTTTGTTTTCTCAACAGTCCATGTTGCTTTTTGGCTTGTAATCATGTTATTTTCTTCCCGTTCCATTTCATTTTTAGACATAGACAAGAACAATTTAACAATGTTAGACATGTTATGGTGAACAGTATTTCCCATTTTGGCCTTAGTGATAGCATACATTCCGCTGAGATCAACGGTTTGGTGAGCAACAAATAACATGATGTTTCGCTCTTTGTGTAAATAGTTTACCAACTTCTGTAAGAAATACCCTTGCGACCTAGCCGATAACCCCATTGCT